ATAACTACTCCGTAATGTATCCTTTTTATACCCTGCTAATTCTATAATGTATTTATCATTATCTGAAAGTTCGTCTAGGACTCTGCGCTCCTGTTTCTGGAAGTTCATCTTCTTAATACGGTTTTGCATTTTTGACATTTTTGTTTCCTTTTTGTTGATTAGGTTCAGATCAATTTTGGGTATTTGTTTTCCGATACATTCTCCTTTCTTATGTCTGTGGATAAAGATACTCTTTATCAGATATTACAACTGATGATTTTTCTGGTTTAGGTTCATACTGACCCTTTGGACCATCTAGTTTTTCTGCCAGAGAGTCTTTCACCAATGTCAGTAGAGTCTTGTGTTTTTTTGAGCCGAAATCAAACTCATGTTTCAATCTTTTGATTATGAAAACCCCTTGATAAAATCTATCATTTTGACGATTCTTCTCAGTTTTTATTGCAGCAACTAAAGGTATATCTAGTCTCACAATATCTCCAGCACTTATGACAGTATTACCATGTGTCTCTATATTTAGTATTATCCCTTTGTCTAACTGATTTATGGTTGAGATTCTCTCTTGCACGGTGTTTTGTGGATCAGGGGCTATGAATGGTTCTGTTCCATCTTTTGTCGTGTTATTGGTATCTGTCTCCCCCTGTGATATTGAGGTGAGATACGTTCTAGTTGGAAAGTCAGAGGCTCTAGAACCATCCTTTTCTATCGACACCTCACTAAAAATAGGAAATTGTTTACTGTCATGATACCCTGTTATGTGTTTCTCATTATCAAATGAGTCAAAATAATTATAAGTGTATTCATTAAATGATTTGGAGTAAATATTATGAACGATAAGTTTTGACCCCAAGACTCCTGTTGCATAGTTATACAAACTACTACTATTGTCCGTTATCTGATAATCTAATATGTTTGCCAACTCCGACTCTATACTCACAACACCACCCTTCGACACTTGACTGCCCGGCTCAAATGTTGTATATATCTGTGAGGTGGGTTGTGCATACAAACTGGCCAGAGTTCTAAAATGGTATCCCTTGAAAGTCTCGAAAAATAAGTATGTGGGAGAGAAATTATCATTTAAGGAAGATGATGATAAGTTAAGACTCATATTGATAACATCAAAGGGAGATAAGTTAGGTGCAACAATTCTCTTAACCCCCTTTGTCGGTTCTAAAAATATTTTCTTTTGACAGTCCACCTTATCTAACATCTGTTTAACGATATCAGAGTAAGTGCCATTAAGTGATCCTCTAATTCTCACCCTTTGATTTTTAACGATCTCAGAGGAGGTAAATGTTAGTAGATAAACAGAGACATTGTTACCAACTTCTGTCCTATTCTGCACTGTGTTGATCAAAAAAACATTTTCAGAGAAATCAATCACCTCTGATTCTGCCTTCAGTGATGGCGTGTGTATTTTTAATCGGAGATACTCTTGACCAATGATCGGACCCTCACTTACAAAACCACCAGAGTCTTGTAACAAAATCTCACCAGAAACAGCGGACCTCTGAATGTCCTCATATAAATTTATGGATAGGATATTACTCTCTATGTTAATTTTCAAACCAGCAGAGGTTAAAACTTCTGCCGTCGCAAGAGTGAAATCTCCTACAGCTTTAACTCCAGAGGACATTATAACACACTTGCCCCCATGAGATTTTCAAACTCTTCCACAAACTGATCTATGTACGCTGGGTCTAACAAACGTATTTGACGTAAGGTATCTTGTCTACTCTCCTCGAACTCACGATTCGTTATTGTTGTTGCTCCAGAGTGATTTGTATTGTCTGTTCCAATGTCAATTTTCACAGTCGTATCACCAGAGGTTTGTGTTATTTCATAGTGATGCAAACCATCTGGATCAGAGTATTTTTCATTCAGAAATGCAAGGAACTGTGGTGTGGTCATTGGCCATTGATGATACCTATCAACTATGCCATTCACGTACATGACCACCCAATGAAGATTGGGATCACCATAGAGTTTGTTTGCAATCTCCTCTGGTGTTTGTCCCTCTTTCACATTGTATGTATCGAAGAGTAAAGCGTTCGCTCTAACCTTTGATCGTAAGGCAACACGTTTTAGTAGATTGGTGACTAATTTATAATCACCATTACCCACGGAGTCATATATTATAACGGGGAAATTTGTAAAATACATTCTTAATATCCCTCATCAATATGTTGTTGACTCAGAGTTTCTATCTCACCAAAACTCAATGTTAAACTGCTCCTTTGTGGTGGACTTCCACTTCCATGTGTCAAAGTCTCGGTCTCTTCATACGCTGTGTATCGGTCTGCACCATATTGAACCGCAACACTTTTGAGAAAACAAGTTGAGACTCTATTGATAAAATTATTTCTTTTTCCATTATTATACATGTACTCAATATCAAAGGTGCCAGGGATGTCCATCTCTCTTCTTGTCGTCGGATTGGTGTACTTTGGCATTGCGTAGAATTTAAAGTGTCTTATAATCTCCTCAACAATTTGGGCCTCTTGTTCACTTTTTGGTGTGAACATAAATGTGTAAGTAAAATTTCTTCTACCAACACCCTCAAACATCATCTCCATACGTGGGGTGATGACACTTCCTCTTGACAGTGCCTGTAACGCTGCAGCGCCAGGTGCCACCGTGTCAAGTGCTTTGTTTCCTAACTGGTTTGCGATCTCTTTTAGATTATTTCCAGTTAATGCATCAAATCCCGCACCAAGTTTTGCCTCTGTTCCTTTTGCTTGACTAAAGGCGTCTATGACTCCAGACGCCAACAATGCAACGGAACCTATCTCTTCCTCTGCATATTTTATATCATAACTAACTTGGACGTTTGGTGGCATGTATAGTGCGATACTTTTTTCAAGTCTCACAGTTGGAAGTTTTGATGCGACTATACTCTTTTGTGTAAAACTGTTGGCACTATTGATCAGACCTTTTTTCTGTGGAGGATCAGCATAAGCGTTACCATAGGCATTTATAAACTCTGTACCCTCTGTTCCAAACTCTTTAACTAATTGTCTTTGAGTCTCTTGAAAACTTTTACGTGCATCTGCCCTTGCTTTAAGTTTTGCTTCATCTCTAGTGTTGATGAAAAACATAATATAGTGACCTTGTTGTGGGTCTGTATCCACGTTGATAGGATAAGTCAATATGTTACTAGATGTTCCACCTGCCAAGTTCGATACTTTACCTAATGCAGAATTTGAACCTGTTGGATTAAGACCACCTATTGATTTTATATCAGTTGCAACACTACTCACCGCTTTACTTGCTGCACCGGCAAGATTTGCTCTTACCGCATTTGTGATTCCTGTAAGAATTGCCATCCTAAATATTCCTATAAAATACTTTTAACTATTTATACATCATGGCGTACAAAGGTCGATACACTCCTAAAAACCCCAAGAAATACAAAGGGGATTACCACAACATAGTCTATCGTTCCCTCTGGGAACGAAAGTTCATGGTGTATTGTGATAACAGTGACAATATACTTGAGTGGGGTAGTGAGGAGATCATCATACCCTATTTATCTCCTTGGGATGGCAAACTCCATCGTTATTTCCCAGATTTTTATATCAAGGTAAGACAGGCATCAGGTGATATAAAGAAGTTCATCATAGAAGTCAAACCTAAAAAACAAACCAGGCCACCGGAACCTGTACACAGAAAAACTAAAAAGTGGTTGAATGAGGTGAAGACATATAGCATAAACGAGGCAAAATGGAAATCTGCATCTGAGTGGTGTAGTAATAACGATATGGAATTTAAGATACTAACGGAGGAGGAATTGGGTATTCGTTATAAATAATGATATGGCACAGAGTAAATATATTCAGAGTGTTTTGGATGCGGCAAAAGGCAGACCAAAGTCTACAGATTGGTATAAAGATAAGATTAAAGAGTTTGGTACACCAAGAGCCATGGATTTGATTCGTGATGGTAAAAGAAATAATCGACCATTCTATGGTCGATTGAACATGTTCATCTATGACCCTAAGTTTAAGAAGACATTACCATACTATGATACGTTTCCATTAGTGTTGCCCCTAGAAAACTACGATGATGGGTTTCTTGGAATTAATATGCATTATCTACCGATCCCACTAAGAATACGATTACTGGACAGGTTAGTGGACTTCTCTAATGATACAGACTTTGATGAGGCAACAAGACTCATAGTTGAATATAGAAAAGTGAAAAATATAAGGTTAGTAAAACCAACCATACACAAATATCTAGCGGGACAAGTGAAGTCACAGTTTCGTAGAATTGATGCAGACGAGTTTATGATTGCGACTCTTCTACCAGTGCAAAGATTTAAGAAGGCAACTGCAAGGGAAGTATGGTCTGATTCTAGGAGCATGGTCTAATGGCAGGACTACCTAATTTCATAGAGGGAGCCGCATTTGGAGTGTTGAATGATATTCTTGCTGGTTTTCGTGATAATAATGGATTTGCACAACCCAACAGATATGAAATCATAATCATACCTCCAGCGAAAATTGGTGGTGGTGGTAATGAGAACATATTTAACAATCAAGAGAGACAGTCAGATTTGAGAAAAATATCTCTACGTGCCTCAAGTGTGACTTTGCCAGGACGTAATCTTGCAACTGCCCAAGAGAGTAACGTATATGGACCTGATCGTGAAATTGTAGAGGGCGTCACATATGCAGATGATATTTCCATGCAGTTTCAAGCGAGCTCTGGATTAGATGAACGAGTATATTTTGAAAACTGGCAGAGACAAGCGTTTAATGAGAAAACTTGGAATATAGGATATTACAAGGATTACACGGGTGAAATAGAAATTTATGTTTTAGATAAACAAGACCAAAAAAGATATGGTATCAAACTGTGGGAGGTTTTTCCAAAAACAATTGGTGCAACTGAACTATCATACGGTGCAATGGATGAGATAATACTATTACCTGTAAATTTTACATTTAGATACTGGACTAGTTTAGATCAAAATCAAAATCCACAAATTAGTTTGGGAGATAGAATCTTCAACACTGTGGTCAACGCTGCAGAAAGAGAGATAACTCGAAACATACCAAGAGTATTGAATAGATTATAATAAAGGATGAAAAATTATGGCACTACCTAAGTTAGACACTCCAACCTATGAGTTGGAACAACCTTCTACTGGTGAAAAAGTTAAATATAGACCGTTCCTTGTAAGAGAACAAAAGACACTCATGATGGCTCAAGAGTCTGAGGACGATGCACAAATTAAAGATGCATTAGCCGGACTAATAAGTGGTTGCACTTTTGAAGCAGTTGATCCATACAAGATTCCCATATTTGATGTGGAGTTTTTCTTTTTAAGAATAAGAGGGAAATCAGTGGGAGAAAAGATTGACCTAAGTTTAGTCTGTCCTGATGATAATGAAACAAGAGTCAGTAAAAGTATCAACCTAGAAGAAATTGGTGTGAACATGAAAGTTGGTCACACCAATGAAATAGAAATTACTGATGACATAAAAATGATTATGAAATATCCTACCCTTGATGATTTGTCTGAAATATCCGCAGAGACAGATAATACAGAGGACACGTTCAAAATGATTTCTAGATGCGTCTGGGAGATACATCATGGAGATAAGACTTATAATAAAGTTGACATGTCAGAAAAAGAATTAGATGAGTTCATAGAAAGTTTAACAACCGCACAATTTGAAAGAGTAACAGATTTTTTTGATACCATGCCAAAGGTGCAACACGCCGTAGAGGTGACAAATCCAAAGACGAAAAAGAAAGGTGAGGTGATCATTGAGGGTATTCAAAGTTTTTTCGACTAGCCCTCTCTCATGATTCCGTTTTTAATTACTATAAAACAAATTTTGCCATGATACAACACCACCAGTGGAGTCTAACGGAACTAGAAAATATGATGCCTTGGGAGAGGGAAATATACGCTGGATTGCTGATAGAACATGTTGAAGAGGAAAACAGAGAGGCAGCGAAAAATAATAAATAAAATAAACTATCTGGGAGAGTATCATGGCTCAAAAGAAGTTAGAGAAAGGTAGTCAATACGAGAAGTACGACCTTGATGGTGATGGAATTGTGACTGATGAGGAATTTGAAATGGATCAAAAATTGATACGACTTGAGAATGAAGACAAAAAAGAGGATGCACAACGCTGGATGGCATGGTTTGCCCTGCTTGGTATGTTGTTGTATCCATCTTTAGTTGTGATATCAGTATTTTTTAAATTAGACTCTGCCGCAACTGTGTTGGGAAACATGGCACCAACATACTTTGTTTCCGTTGCAGCAATCGTTGCCGCATTCTTTGGTAAAGAGGCGTATGTCAAAGCAAAGAGCTCTGACTAGTAAGGAATAATTCTCATGGTAGATGAAAATAAACCTGTCGTTGATGAAATTAAAAAGACTGATGCGAATGCAGAGCGGAGACATCAAGAATCTCAGGAATCAGAGAAAAAAACTGAGGGCGCACTCAAGGAAGTAACAAAGTCAATTCAAGTCTTCAACAAAGAGGAGACGAAGGAAAACAAAAGACTTGTAAAAGATGGAAAAGAAGCAACAAAAGAACTCAAAAGAATTGAGAAAGAAATTGAGGAGTTGGTTGGTAAAGCAGCAGATCATGAGGACATCGAAAAACTGTTGCAACAGGCAGGACACGCTAGTAAAATTGAAGAACGGAACGATGCAATAAAAAGAAAAGAGGATGGAGAAGCAGCAAATAAGTCCCTTACCGAAAACAAAGAACAAACCAAAAAAATAAAAGAACAAACTGGTATTTCAGCAAAACAATTACAGAAAGCACAACAATTAGATGCAGAAATTGCGGAACAAAATAAGGCGCAAAAAGAACTCAAAAAAACACTTGAGAGTTTAGGACTTCGTGCGGAGGATAACGCAAAATTTCAAGAGGGTCAAAAG